TAACTGACTAATCTTTTTATCTGCCATAATTTATTGTATTACTCTGTTGTCGTTATCTTCTGTTATTCTTTGGTCACTAATCTCAGTTACTCTGTTGTCAGTTGCTGGAGGACCTCCCCCTGCAACCAATAGCCATGCCTCTATCCAATTAGCATTGATTGTGACTGTACCTCCTAACTCTAAAACTATATTCATAAGGTGATCATCTGATGTCTCAGGATCTCCACCTACTACAGATAGTATATCTCCTATTAAGTTTTTAGAGTTAGATACATCTATACCATAATGATTAGCTATAGCAAATATGTAAGATTCATTCAATGGAGGATAAGTCCCTACTGAATATGCTGTAGCAATGTCTCTAAGTATATCATTACTCATAACTATATTATATTAAGATAGGTTTTTGTTTAGAACGCATAGTAAGAGTCATCAGTGTAATACTCCTGTCTGATGTAAGTGGTGGCATATCGGATAGCATCCATAGCATCATCATACAGCTTCACAGGTTCATCCATGATCTGATCACCTATCTTCTTCCACTTATAGTTCTCATACTCTTTCATTATCTGCTTATCCTCCTGACAAAATACTCCAAAGGTCTTTATGTTATCTATGCCTTTCTTAACTACCTTGTTAGCATTATGCACATCATAACCTGCAGTATTCATCTCGGCTATTATCTCAGGTCTTGAGTAATCTGCCATGATTTCTATGTTCTTATCCACATTCAATGCATCCATCTTCTCTATCAGCTGAGTAGTGGTAAGGTAGCTCTCATAGATAATCTTCTCAATGAAGATATCATTGTCACAGTAGTAGACTCTGACTAGAGCTGTGGGGTGGTTGTATCCAAAGTCTAAGCCATAGACATACTTTACGAACTTAGTTGGTCTGTGAGCTATGAATGTCCAATTAGAATAGATGTTACTCTTAGAGATAGCTTTCTCCCCTAGAGCATATATCTGATACATTGCCTCATCAGTTCTCTTCAAGTCCTCTATCTGCTTCTTAATGCTATCAGGTAGGAATGGATTGTCCCTATAGGTTGACTTGATTAAGATGCTCTCCTCAGTTGGTAGGTCATACAGCCAGGAGGATGACTCAGAGGGATTGTAGTCAAAGATTAGCTTATCCTCAGTTCTCATGTTCAGCTGAGTAAAGTCATCATAGAATAACTCATTAGCCTCATTACACCATGCCACATCTCTCTTCCTACCCCTAATCTTCTGCTCATCATCTACACTAAAGAACTCCACTATAGATCCATTAGGGAATGAGTAGATATGCTCTGACTTGTTATGATTACTTATCTCATAAATGTCCATGCTCTTCATGATCTCTAGAAAGTCTCTCATGACTGTAGCTCTCAGTGCAGGGAATGTCTTACGAATGATAGACACTACCTTATTCTTATTCTGATAGCAGTATACTATTAGCATCTGACAAAGGCTGTAGGTCTTAGATGACCTTGAGCCACCCTCATTGATAATGAATCTTAGTGCAGGATCAGTGAGAGCTGCATAGTTCTTTTGGAATATAACGGTACTATCTATCTCCATTGGCATAAGCATAAGCATAGGCTAGCATCTCCATCTGCCTACTATCACTGATAATTGCTATCCTGTTTATCTTTATAGCTACCCCTTTCTTAGAATAGATGTAAGCCTCAACAGCTTGACACATCATCTCAATCCTTTGCACTAGTGATGATGTTCACCTTAATCTCAGAGATGTCCTTACCATTGGTAGTGATGTCCGATTTCTCAGTTAGATTGTTTAGTCTCTGAGTGATGGATGGATTGTATTGACCAACCATGCCACCCTGTATCTGATCGTTTCTGATTTCTCTCTTTATATGTGAACAGACTGTCCCATAGTCAGAATATCTACCATCAGTATTATCTAAATAATGGTGAACATCTGAGTAGTTATTATAGCAGAATACTTGAAAGCCATCTAATGTCAAAGGTACTCTTAAAGGCTCTGCCACCATCTCTGCAGTCTTTTGTGATAGCACCCATTTATATCTAGGATTAGCTAGAGTATAAGCTCTATACTCCTCAAATATCTCCATTAGCTTCTCAGGAGTCTCTATTAATTTTGTTCTACCCATTTCCTTGTCTATTGTATTGCTTAGTATAATTCTTACTTGATTTCAGCTTAGAGGTCTTACTCTTAGCATGAACACCTGGTCTCTTTACCTTAGGCTTTCTGCAGAATGATATGCTACTCTGCTTCTGTGCCATTATCAGTATCTTCTACTACAGGCTGAGGCTCAGGTATTGGTCCTTTGACTGCTTTATACTTAATTACTTTAGGCTCAGATACTGTTGGCTCTTCAAACATATAGCCTAGACCTATAGACTCACAAAAAGTGTAATTCTCAGTTGAGACATTTACATTATTACCTTTGTGAGATACTTTTACTCCAATAAATTCATCTTTAATTTTCATCTCTTAGTTGTTTTAAATCGTTTTTAATCTCTTGTATCCAATAATGAGCAGATGTAACAGGAATCTTAAAGTATTCTGCCATTGCTCTAGCTGTACTGTATCCTTTGTCAAAGTAACATTGGAACACTATCAGCTTAATTCTATCTGTAATCCTCCCTCTATATGTCTCAATCACTGCCATGTTGTTCTGATACTGCATATCATCTCTAATCTTATCCCACAAATCCGTATCATCATCCATCACTATAGGCATAGTACTATCTGTAGCTGTCACTCTCTCTTGCCTATTAGTTAGTGATGTAGACCATAGGATCTGCATCTTAATAGTATTGAGTAAATATGCTTTGACCTTACCTGGATCAGTTACCTCTATATCTATATTACATAAATAAATAAAACTGTTATTTATTACAGCATCAGCTGAAATAGTAGATTTCATTCTTACTAGAAAATAGTTAGTGTATTTCCTTATCTCTTTGTAGTGAGCTGATATGTATTGGTCAAGTATAGGTCTCATACCATTGCTTGAAATCCTTTAGCCATATCTTCCTCCTCACACTACCACAAAAGCATTCTTTCTCATAACTAACTAGCCTATCTTTTATAGCCTTAAGTTTTATTAGATTAATCTTATAGGATTGCTCTTTCTCAGGTAGACTGAACACCTGTTGTATTATTACTTGCTCAGCTTCTGTAAACATTCCTGTAATATAAACGACAATAGAGCCACAATAGTTGCCTGAACAAAAGACCAGGTGCATAATAATGTTAGCCAAAAAGATACGCATTTAATACAGGTAGCAGAGGAATGCAGATACATTGCTAGAATGCTAGGTTTGAATTTGCTATAGATTGAGTCAATCAGTAGCTGTAATGGCTCAAAGTTTACTAGAAACCATGATATTGCAATGTAGGTTAGTATGTTCATACGCAAAAATAACAAAGGCAGCCATAAGACTGCCATAAAGTTATTGATTATTTAGATAATTTTTCCACCATTTGAGGTAGAACTGCTCATTCACAGCCTTACCATTAGTGAATCTCCAAATGGAGCAGTAAGAGACTCCGATATCCTCAGCGTAATGGCTGAGCTTGTATCTATTGGTGAGCTTAGACTTGGTCTCTTTAATCATAAAGTCCTTTAAGCTCTGCCCTTTAGAAAGGGAGATCATCTTCAGCATTATCAGGTACATGAGCAGGAGCTACTGCAGCTGCAGTTAATAGATCTATCTTCCATAACTCTAATGAGTTGAAATGCTTATCCTGCCATTCTCTACCTCTCAGATTGAATGATGCCTCTACCTCTTCACCTACTTTGTAGCCATCTAGTAGAGCTGTTTTGTCTCCTGTAGCTTGCAAGCTGATGTATTGAGGATATTTGCCATCCTCTACTGTTATTACTACTTCTCTCTTAGAGAACTTCTCAGTCACTTGTACTGTCTCGCCTATCACTTTGATAAGTCCTTTTACTTTGTAATCATTCATATTATTGTTGTTATTAATTTATATACTCCGATAAGTGCAAATCCATAGACTACTATAGTTAGGATAATTGCCATTGTTTTTTCTTTCATACTACTTTATCAGGGAATGGATTAGAAACACCATACTCTAGTATAGTTAGCTCAGTAGCATATTCCACAGCTTTCTTAGCTGCATATTTAGCACTGATGCCAGGATTGTTATGTATTAGTGCTTGCATGGCTGCAATCAAAGCAGCCTCATAGAATTGAACTCTCATGTTATTTATTATTTAATTGATTAATATACTTAACATAGTACTCAGTGCAGTGATGCAGTCTTACTTTTATCTCCTCCTCAAGCTCCAGGTCTCTAGTAAAGAGTAGAGTAGTGATTCTCTTCTCAGGAGCTATATGATCTACCTGATGCAGTGATAAGTTCTCCCATTCATTAAGTAGAGATGGGTGAGTAGAGACCATGCAATAGCATAGAGTAGCATAGTTCTTATTATATAACATCATGTAAGCTCTTAACTGCCACTCATAATCTTTATTCACACCCTCCTCTGAGGTAGCAGGGAAAGTCTCTAAGGACCATGATGTCTTAATGTCTATGATTTGGTCATCTGCTACGATATCAGCCTCTCCTGTGAGCCATTCGTTATTCAGTCTCTCAGTATTCTTAGAGTAGTTGCTGAACATTACCGAGTTGAATAGAGCAATAGAATCATTCTCCTGCAGATTACCTTTATTAATGTACTTATTATTGAGTTCTACATTGTAACCGTAGAAATCCTGCTTAGCTACTGCTCTGATGTAGCTCTTAGTAGTTTCAGATAGCACCTCAGACTTAGTCCGAGATGCTGTCATTAATTTTCCTAGTGAAGATGGATGCCATTTCATTAGTACTTGAAGCTAATTTTGTTTCTACTTCTCCAATTATAGATATCTTCAATAACAGTTCTATACTGTTCTGAATTAGCACAATCTACTAATGCAGATGGTTGTAATCTTAGCTTATGCATAAACTCATTAAAATCAAATTTATCATTTGAAAGCAAAGAAATAAAAGATCTAACAAAAGTAGTTCTATCATATCCATTATAATAAGTACCTACCATTCGTATTTTATTAGCCCAATCTTGAGCTAACTCAAAATCTTTACCAATCCAAGTACCTTCTTCAAAAATATTTTTAGGATTTATTAATTTGCTTTGTGATGCTAAATAAACATCTCCAGGCATTACTACATTAGAACATAAAGCTAAACAATTTGAAAAACTAAAATCAGTATTTTTTAATGTAAATTCTTTAAGTTTTACATAAGATTGTACTCCCATGTTTGCATATCCCTCCATGTAATCGCTTTTACTCCAATTCTTTTGATTAAGATTTAAAGTATGAACTTCAGAAAGTGTATAACCTTTTACAATTATATAATAAACAAATGATTGAGCTTCTTGAGCAGCCATTAATCTATGCTGTCCATCAATTACTTCCATTTTTTCATTTACTAAAATTGGATTGCATTTCATTCCGTATTTATTAATACTATAAACTAATCGTTTAATGTGTTGTAAATTTGGAACTCTGTTACCATCAATCTGTTTAAAAATTGATAAGTTACTTGTTTTGTAAACTTTGTTTACTTCATTTGTGTTTTGCACTTGGTTACTATTATTCGCCATTGGTGCTGTAGTCATGTTAAACATATATTTATTTATTTATTGGTTACTAATTATAAAAGCATAAGTGCTTTATTCTGTAAATCTGTAAGCTCAAAGGTCTCTCTTAGCTTAGGGATCGTAAACTTACCATCTTGAATAGATACTAATGCCTCCTCAAATCTCTCCTTAGATAGTCCAGGCTTAGCTGCCTTAACAGGTACACTAGCTAGATTAGCATCATCATCTACTGACTGTAGGCATAAGATACTGCTCAGAGTATATCTTCGGTAGTAAGTGACTGCAGATCCTACTTGCTGAGGATTAAGTCCTGCAGGTAGCTCCATACATGACTCTATTGATGCATTAGAATCTATGCAAATAATCTGAGTACATACTGAATTGCCTTGAATAGGCTGTAATAATAGTAGACCATTCTCTAATAAGATAGGCTCTACTGCTTCAGTAATGGCATTAATGTCAGAGTATGACTTTTTAAAGTGTGGATTGGTAGCATTCTTAGCTACTTTGCCGATTGACTGCTTAGCCTTGTGTAGCTTTTGGTGCAGAGTTAGTACAGGTGCTGGTACTACAGCTTTTGTTTTGGTTTCCATGTGTATAAATTTAAATTATTTCAACAAAGATAATCAATTAATTCATATCTGCAATAAAATTATTATAAAATATCATAAATTCATCAAAATTTCTTGCAATAAAGTATGTACCTCCTGCAGCTTCTATGCTTTGCTGATACCTCTTCTGCACTTCTGACTGCCTATCCTTACCATATTTCACCTCAATCTTAACAGATCTACCTCTAATGGTGGCAGATATATCAGCTGAGCCTTTAGTGGAGGTGCTAGGAGTCCATGTGCCTTTCAGCTGTCTACTATTCTCACCTACCTGTATCTTCTTACCCTCTCTATATACACCCATTGTATTAATCCTTTCAGCTTGATAGCCTGATAAATTTATAAAGGCAGTAATACATTGAGTCAGTGCATTAGCTGAGTCATCTTTCCAATTAGATAGAGGAATGTAGGCATTGTTAGGATATTTAGCTGATAGGCTAGCTAGTTCTAGGGCTTTGAGAATTGCTTTGTTTTCTTTGTTCATATATTCATAGCTTTAATTGTTAATTCATCCCATATATCTATCTCTTTTACCTCCTGTACAAATGACAATCTAGTACTGCCTCCATTCCTATTGGTAGAGCAGATATATCCTTTGTATTCGCAGTACTTTTTAAAGTTAATTGTGATGCTGTTCTGTGTTATGTAGTTCTTTTTATCAGGGAATGCATTGCAGAATGAATCGTATAACTGTTCTTTAACTGAGTAGTAAGTATCCTCTTTTAGATCCTCAAAGAAATAGTACATCTCACTGCTAATCTCATCTAATATCTTTCTAAAGTTTAGATTAATAGTAGGCATCTCTATAAGACCTATATTAAGATATATTTGTATGCATTCCTGGCAGTAATTGTCAAAGGCTGCCCATTGGTCATCATCCCAATCAACAAACAGCTCATGACCAAATAGATCTACAGGAGTAAACTTATCATTGAATGTCTTAGCCATCTCCACCTCATACTTTCTAGCATTGAAAGATGCACCATTGCCTGAGATAGTATAGTTGGTAGTGATAATAATCTTAGGGCTGTTAGTTACATCTAGTTTAATAGAATCCTTACCTTTGTATTCAATAGTAATACCCTCAGTAATCACACTGAATAAGCTCTCAAAGTTGAATTTCTTTTTAACATCATCAAATACTAATATCTGACAATCAGTAGATACATTTTGATAGGGAAATTTATTTTGAAAGTCAAACAACTTACCATCTAAGCTCTGCACTTTCTTAAGATGCCCCATTGCATTCCAAAACAATCCCTTTCCACTTCTACCATTAGGCACATCAGAGATAGCCTCATCATTAAAGATGATAGCTTTGTTATTACTCCTATCCTTATAGCTGTGCAGGAGGTATCCGATTACAGTCTGAAATGCTTTGTACTTACTTTTATCTTTACCTGCTATATTCCATATAAAAGTTCTAAATTCTGAGCTGTGGTGATCTGTTTTCTTAAAGTCTCTATTGATGACCTGGTCTCTCCAAATAGATAAATCCATATCAACATAAGATAGCACCTCTTTTTTATCTTTAGATACCTTTACTATGCAATTAGTATAGAATAGATATGCACTATCTTTGTCATCTTTTAATAGACTTACATTCTTACTAGTCAATATCCCTAAAAATTCTCTCTTAAAAAACTTAAGATTTCCACTCATCAAATTATAAACTCCCTCAGGCTTATCATTAGAGGTTATGTAATCTAATACAAAATCTTTTATATCTTTCTCATATACCTCATTTAAAAATATACCCTCTTTTTTAATCATTTGAAATGTGCCATTTTTCTCAGGGGAATGCTTAAAGAAATCATTGTTATCTAAGAATGTTTTGAACTTAAAGTTGTTGAGATTGTAAGCTCCATTCTGAGTAGTGGACCAAAAGTCATCATCTACCATCTTAAATTTCTTTTTCAATGCCTCTTTAGCAGCATTCCAATCTCCATTATGCTTGACTAAAGTATAGATATTAAATGGTGAATAAGATTGCTTAGATTCAAATGGCTTTATAGCTCCTCCATCCTCACTAAATATATAGAACATATTATTTTGAAAGCCAAAAGTAGCTGAAAATCCATCTTTTATATCTTTGTTAGGTCTAGTCCAATACTCTGAGCCATCCTTTCTCTTATTGCAGAACTGCCATCCTATGCCCTTAAGCAGCTCCTTAGCCTCTTCTCCATTCTCAAGGTTATATTTACCATCAGGAGTAGTATCTTTCCAGGTCTCTGCCCACTTTCTATCAGATGTATCTTTGTGAGGTAGACTAATAGTATGATGCTGATTATAAGATGTAATTAAATCAAAGACATTATTAATATCATCATCAAAATAGCTTAGCTTTATGTACTCCTCACCACCGATATGACTATATCCACTAGATGGATAGCAGGCACAGTACTGACCATTGCCTCTCATCTCTACCATTGTAGCTCCTGTAGGATATTTAGCAAATACTCTACCATTAAACTTCTCTTTTGATCTAAAGTAAACATGATAGCCACCTCCTGCTGTAGTGTAACAGGATAGCATCCCATCTTTAATGAGCATCTTAATGGATGGCACATTAATAAAGTCATCAAATGTATCTTTGATAGGCTCACCATTATGGCAATCAAAGTCAATGCAGTAAAATTCACTAACTAATCCACAGGCTATCCCTATTTTTTCAGCTTTTAAGAATCTACTATCTACATCTGTAATAGTTTCATATAAAAAATTATGACCTGCCTCAAGCATTGGAGCTTTGCTGTTCCAAAGTGGTAGAGGATTCAATCCCTCTGCTATTAATTCATGTGCTACATCTATTAGATTCATAATTTATATAAAAAAAGAGAGTCCCCCTAAGCGAACAGCCAAGTTGATAGGGGGATTTATACTCTCTAAGATTAAAGTCTTTGTCATTTGGCTGTTCTAATTTTTACAAATGTAATAATAATTATTAATACTTTACAAAGTGTGCAATCTTTTTTTATCAACATACAACTTTGCACAAACTTTGCACACCCAAAAGTTAGCAGTACCAAGGCTTTGTGCAAAGTTGGTCTTTTTTTTTACTTTTTTTTTTCATCCTGGTCTTATAGTATATATAGGGTAGGGGCTTTTTCTCAAAACTTTGCACAAATCAATCTAAAATACTGATAATCAATGTTATTTTATGTGCAATCTTTTGTGCAAAGTTGTAAGGACCATTTTAACATTGCACAAAAAAAGCTCCGAAGAGCTTTAAATTATTTCTGCTAGTTCTTTAGCTGTC